CGAGAAGAGAGCCGCAGAGGAAAGCAGGAAAACCGCTAAGATGTTCCGGGACTACATGAGCCGCCGTTACAACTAAAACAGAATAGGGGCCCAGAAGGGCCCCGCATCTGATTAACGTATTTCTTTGAATTTCAATCCACAGGAGCTGCGCTCCTGACCTTATAACCATAGCACGAAAAGGAGGATCCAGTCAATGAGAAAGATCGTCAACGGAAAGCGTTACGACACCGACACCGCCAAGGAAATGGCCACGGCCAGCTACAGCGGCAGCGTCCGCGACTTCGCGTACTGGGAGGAAACGCTCTACAGAAAGAGCACCGGCGAGTTTTTCCTGTACGGCTCTGGCGGCCCGGCTTCTAAATATGCTCGGCCCGTCGGCCAGAACAACTGGTCGGGCGGCGAGCGGATCATGCCGCTGACCCTCAAGGAGGCTCAGGAGTGGGCCGAGAAGTACCTGGATGCCGACGAGTACGAGGAGATATTCGGCGAGGTCGACGAGGCGGGTGAGAAAAAACAGGCGATGTTCTCCCTTTCCGCGGGGACGGTTGAAAAGATCGCCCGGCTGGCAGCGGCGCAGGGCATCAGCAAGAGCGCGGTCATTGAGGAGCTGGTGAGCAGGGCATAAAAAAGAGGGAGACAGGGCTGACCTGCCTCCCTTGCTTTTTACTCTGTTTTTATGATCGCGCTGATGCCCGCTTTTTTCAATTCCGCAACCCTCTTTTCGGCGTTCGTCCGAACCGAATACGCACCCGCCTGAACGCGGTACTGAGTGCAGACATTCTTAATGAATGCATCAGGCACAACACTCCTAACGCGTTGCAACGCCTTGTCCGCGTTGGCCTTGACCTTGTAGAGCCCGGCCTGGACGATGTAGTTCACCGCTTCTTTTTTCTTTTCGGTCGGATACCTCAGGCAGAACCTCCACCCGAAGTCAAACCAGTTCGTGACCGCAATTTCGCCGCCCTGGTCTCCCGCCTTCCCGTTAGCCGCGCCGCCGGTAGCCTCACCGCGTGCACCTACGAGCTGCAGCTTCTTGTTCGCCACCATCTCCACGTGCTTGCCCGGGTTAAGTACCACGTCACCCGGAATCATGCCCTTGCCGGTCTTGAGGTTGACGGATGAGGTCACATCCTCAAACCCTGCCGCAAGGAACTGCTTGCGCATCGTTGCCGTATACGCATCCGCCGGAATGGAGGTCAGGCCCGCCGCCCGGTACGCCGCCGCAACGAAGCTGGAACACGCGTAGTCCGGGTTGCCGGTGCGGTGGCCTTTGCTGTTGTTGTAGCCGTGGGTATCATCGGCAGCAGTCTTGAGCGCCCACTGTACGGCCTTCTCTGGTATCGTCATGGTCTTCACCTCTGTTTTCGGGTCATATTTGGTCAGGTCGTTCTCTCGGATCAGCTTCATGACCTTGGTGACATAGCTCGGATCCGTTGCATACCCGCCCTTGCTGATGGCGGTAATGACCTGTTCCGGGTCGGTCATGCCGACAATAACGCGATATTTGTATCCGGAACCATTTTTAACGTTTCTTAAGAATTGTTCATAGTCTTCGATGCAGGTTCTGTAGTCCGGGTACACACGGAAACTATCATTAATATATATGGTCTTCCCGTTCACGACTTCCGGCGTGACCTTCACGAAGGATTCGCCGTTCCAGGTCGAGAAGGTCGACCACGTGCTGTTGATCAGGTCGGACTTCATTCCGAGCAGGTTGTTCCGCTCCACCAGCTCCACCGCGTCCGAGCCGAGTCCATACCCGGTTTCGAGACAACACTGCGCGATGACCACGGACGGCAAAATCTGCAGGTCGGGCCACAGCTCCGCGGCAATCTTAGCAACCTTCTCGATAAAGTCGGCCTTGCTTGCCGGGATGCCGTGCGGCGCTGGGCTCTCGATTGGGACGGTTCCGGTGACAAGCTGTTTAAATCCTGCCCACGTGATTTTGCCCGTGTCATATACGAACGGGTTCGGGCAAATCTTGCCGTTCACGTCATAGTGCCGGATAACGTGATGGATATCGATGTCCAGCTCCCGCATCAGTTGGCGGACAAGTAAAGCTGCGGATGCGACCGTGGCATCCTCGAAGTACCAGTCACGGTCTGTCGCGTTCATGGTCTTCGTGGAGCGCTTCCTGACGCACAGCTCAATTCCGATGCTGTTCTGGTTGGTACAGACGCCGAAAAACTTATGCCCGCCCGTGCCCTGCAGACCGCCGCCGCAGTGCCAACTATAATAATTATAGTAGTCATTGGCTTGCCAGATATCGCCGCCGTGCCCAACGAAGAAATCCGCCGAGGCTCCGACATAGGTCGAGCCGTAATATTCGGCGTTGGCTTTCGCATCACCCAGCGCACCCACGTAATGGATGACGATATACTTGATGTCGGACTTGTTCCGCTTCAGCAGGGTGTGGTTGACATGGATGAAACTCTTATTAATCTTCAGTGCCATCCACCTCACCGCCCTTCTTATCGTACGCCGTCTTCAGCGCCACCACGATAGCGCCAACCAGCGTATCGATGCCGGTCAGCGTGGCAACGATCTGTTCGGAATACGGAATGTTCCAGATGTTCGCCACGGATGCGAGGAAGGCCAGCACCGGCGTTAAGATAAGGGCAATCAACTTTATCGTGTCGTAAGTCTTATTACTCATCGTCCATCGTCTCCCCTCTCTAAGTTTTTTACGCGTTCCTCCAACGAAATAAGCCGCTCCCCATAATTGTTATGGGTGCGGACTTCCCGTGTCAGCTCCTCGAGCTTGGTATCGGTCACGGCTTGTGACAGCTCCAGCTTGTGCGCCAAATCACGCATCTGCGCCCTACTGTTGATGACGCAGACGGCAATAGCCACAACGCCGCTGATGAGGCTTGCAATGATAGTCTCCATTTAGTTGTCCTCCAGCGCCTGTCTGACCTTTTCCCGCCACCGCTCCGGCACGTCCTCAAGCGTCATCAGGCCTGCCTTGATACGTCTCACATAGATTGCAACCATTACGCCATCACCTCCGCGATCAAATCGGCAAGTTCCACAAGTGCATCCTCCTGCATCTGCAGGCGTTCCTCAATGGAGGGCTCGACCGGCCCGTCCTCGACGACAGACCACCCCTGCACCACCTCGGTCTCGGTCTCGGTGTAGACCGGCTCCAGGTGGTAGCCGTCCTCCACGGCGGGCGCGTCCTCAACGCGAAGAGGCTTCCACCCCTGAGCCGCGAGCATGGCGGCGGTAGGGTTGTAGACCGTTGCGCCGTCGATAATAAGTTTCTTGGGCGCATAAATGAGCCGCCCGTCTGTGAGTTTAACGTAATAGGTCATTTGGGTTTCCTCCGTTACAGGTATCGTGTCCCGTTAACATATAATTCAAGGTCAAATTCAAATTCGGTCGGTCGGTCGGTCGGTCGGTCGGTCGGTCAAGGCTATCTTGGTTCTGTATACCATGTCAAGACCCTCCTTTAGGAAACTGTCACGATATCGGATGCAGGATTGTTGCCGTAATAAACAATCTTGTAGTTGTACGTGACACTGGATATAAACTTGTAATTGGCGTTTGTAAAGGGGCATGTCAGCGTAAAACCGCTGTCATCTCTGATAATTCTGGTGTTAGATCTTTGCAGCTGACCAAAATTATCGCCGTTGCCAACCCTTGCATACAATGCCATGCCCATGCCGTATTGATTCAGGTCAGTAATCGTGCCATCATTGTTGATAGCATATTGCAAGCGGTTAACCGGCGCTTTTGTTCCGTTAGAAGAAAGATCAAAGAAACTATCAAGCTCATCATAGACTACAATCGCTCTCATAGCCTTGTAAACATTATCGTAATCGTATTCTGTATTCGGCTCGGCCCATATGTAGAGCAAAAAGTTAGTCTGCGCCATTTTGGTTCCGACCGGTAAAGACACAGCATAATTATCAGGGCCCGCAAAGCTACCGCTTGCAAGAACAATTCCACCGACCGCAGAACCACCGCTCACCGCTCCCATCAGCGCCCGTCTGTCGCTCATGCGCTCACCTCCCAACTAACAGCAAGCCCGTACCCCTGATACACATTGACTTCATAGACCTTATTCGCTTCGACAGCGAAATCATCCGGCATGGTAATGCCCGTCATACTCAGCGTGGTCGCGGTCGCGCCTGAGGTAAACCGAAACGCATACGGCCCGCCCGTTGCGGGGCAGGTAATGGTCAGGGCAGACATCTCAGGCCAGATATAGAACGTATTAGCCGCGAGGGTCTGACTTGTATCGGATGCCGTCTTATTGACCACCGTGGTCTGTTCTTCGAGTCCCGTGACTGCTCCCGTCCGTCCATTCACGCTTGCCACCGGCGCACTGGTAATAAACCCGCTGTCGTTGGTCAGGTCGCTCGTCTTGGTCGGGATGACCGTATCATCAGGCAACGCCCCAACCTCGCTTGCCGTGTAGGTCGGCTTCGTTGCCGCCTTGGCCCACGCTGGCACGGTCGGGTCGGTCTCGGTGATGGGATGCTCCACAAAGTAGTCCTCGACTGCCGCCGCGATGTCTTCCGGGTCGACCGAGCCGCCGCTGTGGGTGTCAATATACTCAATTAAGGCGTCGTACCACGCCTGAAGAGCTGCGGGGATGATAACATCGCCACTCAGACTTGCCTTGACATTCGTGGCGAACATCGTGCTCTTGCTCAGCCCTTCCGCCCCGAACGTGTACCTGAATTCGCAATAGCCGATACCGGCATAGACCGTATCCGTTTCGGACACTGTCCACGTCAGGGTCGTGCCGGTGGTCTCTCCGATGAGATACGGCGCTGGGTCTTTAGACCGCTGATGGTAGAGCGTAGCCGTGCCCGCTCCGTACTTAGTCTGCAGGGCGCTTAGATCAAAAACGATTTCCCGCGCGTTCGTCTCGCCCTGCCGACCGAGATAGATTTCCGGCTGAACCGCCTCATCTGTTACGGTGATATTAACTGTGACCATGGTTTTTGTCCTCCATAGCGCTAAGTTTGTTCTCGAGTTCCTCAACCTTCGCGGACAGCTCCTGCACCGCTTTGGTCAGATAAGCAACGACCATGTACGTGTTGACCTGCTTCTCGTCGATGTTCCCGTCTTCATCGTATCCACCGCCGAGGGCAAGGTCTGGGTCGATGGTTTCCAGCTCGTCCGCTACGAAGCCGATGGGCTGATGTTTGCCGTCCCGTATCCAGTCGAACTGCCGCATCTGCATCTGGTTGACCGCGTCCAGACCGTTCACGTCCGTGTTCTCGATGTTCTGCTTCAGGCGGATATCGGACACGGAAGAAGACCATATTGTTTTGACGCTGTAGTTGTCGCCCGTATCGCCCCACTGACCATTCACTCTGAACTGGAAGTTGGAGCTGTCGAGTCTTGCCGAAATATAGCCGACCCTGACGCCGTCCGTACCGTAAGAGCCGACGGGCTTAAAGTTGCCGTTGTATGTCGTGACGGATGTAGCGTCCAGCGGGTGCGGCACGTGGACGGTCTGGGCACTGTCCGAATAAATGATGAAGTTGGCGTTCGGAATGTCGTATAAGCCGATGTTGCCCGCGGCGGATGCTGTGAACCTGCCGTTGCGGTTATGGGTTCCATCCGCGTATCCGACCTCGACACAGTTGTTATAGATATTCGTGTAGGCGTTGCCGTCCGAACTCGCACTCGAGAACTCACCGTTGGACAGCTGTGCATTCTTGTTCCCGTTCCAGCTGGAAATCGAGACACCGCTTATCTTGTTGATGTAGTTCGAGAATGCCGACCGGCTATCCGTGAATGCCAGCTCCGAGCCCGTCATCTGGGCGGTCATGGTGCCGTTCGTCATCTTCAGCGTATCCACGAACTCAGCGTTCTTTGCATAGAGCTTCCCTGAGTTCTGCACGTAGAAGTTCAGCGTGGAGTTAATCCACGTCTGACCGGCGGTCAGCTGTCGCACGTAGAACGCCGCGTTGGTTGGGTCTGTCGTGTCGCCGCGGATGCCCGCCTCGTACTCGGTTGTCCCGTCCGTGCTCTTGCTCTGGGTGTAAAGCGAGGTCGCAAAGCGGTGACCGCCGTTTTCCGTGGTCTTGTTGTGGCATCCCGTGTCATCCTTCGCGGTCTTGAAACCGCCCAGTTCTCCATTCGTGATGAGCACGTACCCGTCGAGGTTTATCTTCTCTGCCTGAATGAGCACCTCGCCCGCCGACTGGTTGATGACCGACACCAGCTTGTCGCCGTCGCTCACGATGGTCGAAATGTTGTCCGCGGTGCGCTGGATTTCGGTGTACTGGCCCTGTAAACCCGTCACTCTTGTCCGCATATCAACCATTTCCTCGGCGACTTCCTGAGCCGCGCTGTCATCCGTGGGCGGGTTGGTGTCGTTGCCGACTATCCATGCCTTGCCGTCCGCAACGCGGATCCTGACCTCATCGCCCGCCTTTGCGCCGATCGAGAGCGCCACTGGCGTGTTCGGGATATCCGAACCATCAAACTGCACGTAGGCCGTCCCGCCTTCCACGCGGGTAACTCTGCCCGTGTAGTCTGACCCGCTCTTTTCCTTCTTCGCGAGCATCTCAAACAACTCGCGCACCGCATCTGTCACTTCGTCACCCCCTCAGAAACCTTTGCGCCGTAACCAAGCTGAACCTTCTGACTGCTTACCGTGAAGACATCGTCGATACCGTGCCCGGGCAGATGCAGGCGCACCTTGTCGCCGACGGTAACCTCCGGGCGGTAGCGCCGGGTATAACTAATCTTCCGCGCCGGGCCCTGAAGCTCCTTCAGCCTTCTCTCGGCGTAGGACTGCAGCGTCTCATCATCTCCGATGGACGAAGCGCTTTCCGATGCCCAAATCTCACCCGTCCCGCCGCGCATGGCCTGCCGCGATACGGTCGACAGCTGACTTTCCGGGTCGTCGTCCCGGACCTCCACGCACTCCTTGCCGCTTGTTACCCGCAGGCAGTTGGGCGCGCTGTACCAGTCTGCCGTATCCGTGATGTTGACCTCCACGCAGTCATTCTCGTTGTCGTCAAACTGGGCGGCCTCTTCTTCTGCACGCGGCACCAGGTTGATTGTCCCGCTGCCGTCAATACGGATACGCCATCCGATGGAGTCGAGCACGCGCTGAGCCATAGACAAATAGGTGTCTTTGTCTTCGGAGATGATGGCCTCGGTCAGCGCCGGCGAAGTGCCGTACAGAATAGGCGCGGGGCCAAGACCAAGCAGCTCGGCAGCGGCGGCAGCTCCTTGAACACCAGCAGCTACGAAGAAGCCTCTGGGCGTCAGGATATCGTCGACCGGCTTAAGCACCGAATAGCACGCCACCTTGTACGTGACTTTGTTGCCCTGAAGCGACCTCTGCGGAGCTGAGGCAAGGCCAGTGAACAGCGGCACACGTTCACCGCTCTCGCCCTGCCGCGCCCTCAGGTACACCCGTAGGATGCACTCCCCCGGAGACTCCGGAAGGGTCAGGTCTGCGGACTCCATCAGGCCGGTACCGCTTTTCGAGATGCTCCCGGAAATCAAAAGGAAAGACCCGGTATCCTGAAAAGATATCGGGTCAACCTGTCTGAGTTCATATGTTGCTGTAAACCCTGAATTCCAATCCATCGTTTATTCCTCTGGATGTATGGCGTTCCACTCTGCAAGCGTCATGCCTTCCGGCTCCTGCGGGTCGATTGCCTTGATGGTCAGGCTGTAGGAAACCTTCCTGTCCGAATACTTGGCATCTTCCGCAATCTGGATATCACAGGCGAAGGAAGAGCCGTCAGGCGTCCTGATGTGGGCCGGGCCGGCGTATGAAGCAAGATCACGCATGGCGGTATATTCGGCATCATCCATATTCTTGACGATAACCGTTTTTGCGGTCATGTCACGAAGCACCGCCGGGTTCCAGTCACCCTGAACCGAGCCACCCAGATACGAAGTCCGCTGGAAGTCCTTGCTCCACCTGTGGGAAAGCTCGATGTTGTACGGAAGCCGTATCTGCATGCCGTCCGCGTCAATGATCATTGACAGGTCATCAAGGAAGTCGCCGTCATCCTCACCGACATCGACCCACGAAAGCGTGTTATCGGATGTGATGTAGTCACCGTACTTGCTCTTCTCTACGATTCGATGTCCGCCGTACTTGCCAAGTGCCGGATACGGGTCAACATACGTCACGCCGAACTGGCAATCCCTAAGGATTAGCTCCGGCTGGTCAGCGGAAAGCCTGTAGACATCGAAGGTGTCTGTCGTGTTCGCGTCATCGTTGGTGACCGTAATCAGCGCGATGTCCGCGAAGGTGTCGACATTAACCGCCACCTTGGGCATGGTCGGCTGAGTATCCCACGCAATGGTGAAGTCCATGCTGGCGGTCGCGACCTGACCGAGGTCATCGGATACCGTGGCGATGATGGTGTATCCCGCGCCGTCATCGAGTGCACCAACAAGGTCTTCAAGTGTTACGGTGAAGCTGGCCGATGCCGCGCCGCCCTCATGGTAGGCGCTCTGCGTCCAGATGGTTTCGCCCTCGAAGCCGTCCAGAACGCTGTCGTCCGGGCGGTCGATGTGGTAGTCCCACGCACGGACAATACTTACCGAATATCTGCCGGGCGCATTATCCGTTGACAGGTTCAGCTGAAGCGTGCCGTCAAGGTTCTCAAGCACTCCATCAGTCAGGAATGTACCGCCGATTGCCACCGTGGGCGCGGCAGGAACGTACACCGCCACAGGAGCAGACCATTCGGATTCCCGCCCGGAAGCTGCGCGTACGCGCACCGCCAGATAATAGGTCGTGCCGACCGTGGCGCCCGCAAAGCTCACAGACACATTCTGTTCGGCTCCCGCGTGCGCAATCGGGTCGCCGTAGGTCACTTCGTCATCCGTGACCGTAGCAAAACAAACCTGAGCCGAATCCTGCGGGCTTTCGTCGCTGTTCACGTAATTCCAGGAGGCAGAGATGACGCCGCCGGGCAGGCAGAAACCGCGATTGAGAACCAAGGTCGGCGTCTCCGGCGTAGTCGCAAGGTCGATAGTTGCCGAATCCGACCAGTCGGAAACCACCTCTTCATTATCCTGCAGTCCGCGGTATCTCAGTCTAAAATACCACAGCTTGCCGACATCGAGATCTTGAATAATCCAGCGCGTAGCACCGGCCCGCTCCATGTTGTAGATGGTCGGCTGTTTGTTGCTCTCCCATGCGTACTGATTGTCGGAATATGAAATATCAAGCGACGTCGCCATGCTCCACTTCCACGCGAAGCCGACCGACACCGCATCATTACCCAGCTGTTCGAGGGTAGGCGCGTCAGGTTCAACCACGTTTGCGTCAGAATCTGTCGCAACATCCGACGTCATGATGGCGTTGACCGTCAGCCCGCTGTTCGTCCCGACAAATTCGTAGACGCCAATGCAGGACGAAGTCGCACCGATCAGGCCAGGAACCACGATGGAGCCGCTGGTAGTTGCGTTGCCGAGCACCGCCAGCGGTATGTTTACGTCCGGCTTTGCCGGGTCACGCCAGAACAGCAGATGCCTTGCGACCGCACACCGCGTGTTGACCGTGATGGTGTAGGTCACAAGACCCGTGGTGAAGTCGACCGTGGCTGAGATGCCGGGCTTCACAAGCTTCGAAGTGATGACGCGCTTGACGGTGGAATACTGGTTTCTCTCGTCGTGCGTGGCGCGGATCCTGACCCACATGCACTCGTCCGTGCTGGCGGTTATGTCGCTGACGTATGCCGTGACGGTATCCTTCTTGCCTGACGGGTCGACTGTGATAGCGTCCGTCCACGACCCACCGGCGGGCGGGTTGCAGGCGTACGCGTCCGGGATGCCGATCATGTACTGGACGGTTTCTTCATCCACCGGCCTGAGCAGTGTGCTCTCGGTTGTCCACGTTGCCGTAATGGTCGTGTCGTTTTTGCTCGGCACGCGCTTGCCGCTTGCTGACTTAAGCGCCGGCGTGATGGGCGTGCTGTAGGCGTGGCGGGCGTACTTCCAGTCGGTCGTGCCGCCGTTACCATGTGCTCTCACACGTACCCACCGCACAACGCCCGTTGCCGAGATATCCTCGGTCTGTTCCGTGTAGGTCAGGTCGCGGCTGACGTCTGTCGTGCCGGACTGCTGACCGATAGCAGACCAACCACTCTTCGGCGGGTTCGTGTTGTTCTTCGACGTGCACGTTTGCCACTGCACATACAGCGCGACCTTCTTACCTTTGGTGTCCGCGTCGTACTCGATGTGAAACACGCCCTCATTCGGACTGGACATCGAGTAGGAGATTCTGGGCGATGACGGCTTGGCCGCCACCCACCCGTCTTTCTTCTCTGCCCAGTTGGACATCTCCGGCGTCGTGGTCTTCTTATCCTTCGTGAACGCCGACCGCTTACCGCGAACCCTGAACGACATCTTCTTCACGTTCGCCAGGTTGAAGTTAAGCTTGACCGAAGTCTGTTTCGGCGTGATAGCCACGTTGTGCCACTTGTCCTTCGGATACTTCTTATATTCAAATTTCTGACCAGCACCGTGGTCATTATCTCTAATGTTCCAAGAGAATGTGAACTCGTTGCCGCTTCGTGTGATTTTCAGGCCAGTCGGCTTTTTCGTAACGTATGCCATCCTTAAGACCTCTTCAGCTGCTGCTGCAGCTCACGCGCCAGCTCATCCGCATAGGTCACCGGATCAGTTGCGCCGTTGATTTCGATGTAGTTATTGATGACAGCTCCGGAGCCGCTGTTGGCGAATTCCGTATCCAGTCTTCTCCAGAACTGATCCAGGGGCAGAGCCGCCTCAGCGCCCGCTTCACCGACGCCGATGACGGTAGGCTGTTTGAAGATGCCGCCCTGTGCGTACCAGCGGGTGCCCACTGAAAATTCAGGATAGCTGACCGTGGTCTTGCCGTCCGAGCTGCTGGCGCTTCTCATGCTGACCGAGATGGTCGGCAGGGAGCCGTGCGGTGTCGGGATAGTCCAGCCGAAGTTCATCGCAGACTGCCATGCAGCTATGGCGTTGTAAATGGAAGATGATGCCGAAATCAGAGACACCGTGCTTATTGCCGGCAGAGCGAGGCTCAGTCCGCTCATTCTGGTTTCCCAGTTGCTTGTCGTTGTCTCTACCTGAGTATTGGCAGTGTCAATGGATGAGGTGTCCACATCCGACACGACCAGATTACACTGAGCAAGCGCCGCCTCCATCTCAGCGGTGGAACCTTCAACCGCCTGAACGGTCTCATCATCCTTGCCACCGCCGAACAGACCTTTGACCCAGTCCCACGCGCTCTTGGCGGCGTTCTTCAGGCCTTCAAATGCGCCGGATGCAAGCTCGCCGAAGTCAGGCCATTCTATCTCGAAGCCCTCGAACACTGCCTTGACGCCGTCCCAAACGGTGGATGCGGTGCTCGAAAGTGTATCCCATGCCTTTGTGCTGACTGCCGCCACGGAAGGACCGACGGTTTCAAAGATTGACTTCGCGCCATCCCAAACGCTTTGCGCTGTGGTTGAAAGCGCGTCCCATGCACCGGTGGCGACCGCCTTTGCCTTCGGTGCTACGCCGGAAAAGATTGCCTTCGCGCCGTTCCATACGGTTCTGGCGGTGCTCTTCAGGGTATCCCACGCCGTAGTGACCACCGATGCCGCCGCAGGGCCGACAGTTTCAAAGATTGCCTTCGCCGCGTTCCAATAGGTTTCCGCAACGCCTGTCAGGGTATCCCATGCGGACGTGGCAATCTCCGATACGCTGACCTCACCCGTGAACACGCCGACCACATCGTTAAAGAAGCCGGTCGCAATGTCTACAATGCCGTTCCATGCGTCCGTGATAATGCCGACAACGCTGATAGCGGTCTCGAAGACCGTGGTCACGTTCGCCCAGATGCCTTCCGCAACGCCCGTGATTGCATCCCATGCCGTGCTGTCAATTGCTTCCGTGCTGATTCCGCCGGTGAAGAAGCTGACAACCTGATTCCACAGGTTTTCGGCAATGCCAGTAATGGCGTCCCACGCACCCGTCAGGATATCCACCACGGAAATCTCGCCGGTAAATACGCCCGTCACGGTTGCCCACAAGCTCTCTGCCGTGGTCACGATTGCATCCCACGCATCCGACAGGATAGGCACCGTCTCAAGGACTTCACTGAAGACCGTCTTCACGGACTCCCAAATAGATCCGGCGCCGTCAATCAGGCCGTTCCATGCGCTGACAAGAGTGTCCACGCAGAACTGTCCGACTGCCGCCCAGTCGATATTCTGCACGGCATCCCACGCGGATTCGAAAAGCGTGCCGAGGCCGGACATGAAGGTAGGTATACCCTCGACCAGACCGGTGACCAGACCGGCAATCAGCTCTCCCGCCATCGGGATTAACTGCGGGATAAGCTCCGCAAGGTATCCGGGTATCTGAGCAAGCAGGCCCGGAAGCTGCTGAAGCATGTTGCTGACCATCGGAAGCAGGTTGCCGATAAGGAAGGTCTCAGCCGAGCTGACCATCTGCCGGAACGCCGTATCCACGCCGTCACCCAGCGTCAGCGCCGCAAGGAAGTTTGTCGCCGCCGCCTGCATCGAGCTGAATGAGCCGGAGAACGTGGTAGCGCCTTCCTCTGCCGCAACGCCGGTCAGGCCGAGCTCACCCTGGATAACATGGATTGCGTCGTAGACGTCGCCGAGGTTGTCGATGTTGTATTCCACGCCGGATATTTTCTGAGCATCGGCAAGCAGGCGCTCCATTTCTGATTTCGTGCCGCCATAACCAAGTTTCAGGTTGTCCAGCATGTTGAACTGCCCCTTGGCGAAACCGGCGTAAGCATTCTGGATACTTTCAATCGGCGTACCCATCTTGGCGGCATTATCTGTCATATCGCCGATGGCAGTATTCGCCGCCTGCATCGCCTTTTCGGTATCGCCGCCGAATGCAGCCTTCAGGGCCGCGCCCATACCGACCGCAGTCTCAGCGTAATCGTTCGCCGAAAGACCCATCTGATAAGCCTGCTGGGCGTACTGCTTCATCGCATCGGCAGAATCACCATAGATGGTATCCAGACCGCCGAAAGACTGCTGCAGGTCAGCGCCCGCGCTCAGGCTTGTCTTCACAAAGTCGCCGATAGCAGCTGCAGCCACGACCTTTTTCAAGGTGCCGACCAGACCACTGCCTGTCTTTTCGCCTGCCTGTTTGCCTGCCTTTTCAGCACCCAGACCCTCTTGGATTTTTTCCTGCGCGCCCTTCATCGTGGGCACGATAGTCACTGTTGCGGTTGCAACTTCAAACGCCATTACTTAGTCACCTGCCTCTGGCGTATCCACGCCCGCATTTCCTCGACGGAACCGAGCGGTTTCTTCCCTATTTTTCTGATATTTCCATTTTTTACCCACGGGCGTTTATACGGCTCAGGCTGTCTTTGTTTCTTGTGACTGAGCAGTGTTCTCAGCAATGCATTCGTAATCGACAGCTGGTCGTAAATGTCCGCGAGAATTACGTTCGTCTTCAAGGTTATTGACCACTCAGACAGCTCCGGATGCAGTTCGCGGTACAACGCGCTTTCCGGCGTGGTGTACGACAAAAAAGACTTGAGGGCATCCCACGAAAGAGACGCCCCCACATCATCCAAACTGTACCCTGTTCCGAGCAGGTCACGTTCGACCGCCCCGCGGTGTTCGCCGATGAACTCAGCGAGGCCAATCATTCCCCCAGGTCAGAATCCGTACCGCCCGCGGATGCAGTCCGCCACGCATCAGTCAGCGCCTTGAACTCGTCCATCGTGAGGCTTTCCAGAACCTTCGCCGGGATGTACTTTGCAAAAAAATCGAACCCGTCTTCGTCGCCTTTGCTCATTGCCCTCATCTCCTTGATGGACAGTGAGCCCGAAAGCGGGACGCTGTAGGTCTTTTCGCCGATATTGACCTTCAAGACCTTCGTGGTATCACTCTTGCCTTTTAAAGTGATCTCAGCCATTTGTTAATCCTCCGTTACGACGTCTGTCCGTCGTCCTTCATAATCGTCCACTTGTCAGCGGAAATCGTCGGGTTCCACGTGATCGCGCTGTCCGGCTGGAAGGCGACCTCGGCGAGCTCCGTAATGAAGCCCTTGGTCGTTCCGATCATGATCATGTCGTCATCGTCTTTGATCAGGAACAGGTACGCCTCCGCATCGGGCATGCCGGACGCGGTGAAGTCCACGCTGATCAGCTTGCCGTGATCCTGGGTCGCCGCGGTCACGGTCACGTTGCTCTCGCCGAAGACGGTCTTGAAGGACTCTTCCGTGGTGGCGATGACCGGGACGGACACCGTGCCGCTATCCTCGGACGGAAGCGTTCTCTGGGTCTGCTTCGCCCAGTCTTTCAGCTTCTCAAAGCTCCAGTTGCTGTTGAAGGTGATGCCGTCCTGAGCGACAGCACCGACTTCCTGCCACGCCGTGGCCAGCTCCGCGCCCGGATAGGTGGGCAGAGCGGTTCCGGCGGGCGCATGGTAGAACATACCAGTGACACCAGTTTCGGCATGGTTACCAATGCCCAAATTTACATCATGTGTAGCCATAAGTTAGACCTCCATGCTCATTTTGTGCGCCACAATCTCTAAGGATGCAGAGCACATTGCAATGTCCGGGCGGACGGGGTCAGCGCCCCAGGAGCCGGACGAATTTACATTTACTACTCTAAGTGCGGTTGACTGCAGTGCCGCGACTTCCTGCAGGATACCGATTGCCTTCCGCAGCGTTTCGTCTGCCTCGGCCTCGGTATCGGCGCGGGAGTCAAGGGAGATTCGGAAGCGGTCGATGGTGTCCGATTCCGTCCCGCCGGTCTTGGTGACCAGAATGCACGGCTTGGCGAAGTCTTTCGGCAGCGGTCTGCAGTACGTGACGATATACGGAGAGAGAGCCAAGCGCACCTCATCCTCGATATCGATTGAAATTGGGATTTTCATCAGATCGCCCTTTCCAGAACTTTGTTTTCCGCGCACTGCTTGATTGCTTCGTGGTCAACGGCTTTTACATACCATCCGATACGTACACCGCCGTGCTTATCGTCTTTGTAACGCGGAACGATTTTGCTCTCGACCGAAAACTCGCCGCCCTCAGCAGAAGCCGCCGCGTATATCCGCATGGCATGCTGTCGGCAAATCTCATCAACGCCGCCGCAGGTCAGGATGTCGACGAAGCCTTGAGTGTGGAATTCTAAGCCGTTTCTTTTGCTCACCCTGACCACCTCCGAAGATTGACCTGGATATTCGACGCCCGACCCGTAGCGGATACCCACACCCTCGGCGTTCCGTCCACCGTGTAGGTCAGGCCCTCAAAGATGACTCGGTCGCCTTCGCGCACATCAGTTCCCGGCGGCAGGTAAGCTGTAGCCCCATCGAGGATGCCCTGCACCCTGCCGTCCTGAGTCAGGCTTGTGGATGCCGGCTGAACCGAGCACCCGCTGACCTGTGTGGTTGTGGTGTTGTCCCAATCCGGGATATCCGAACCGCGGGAGGCCTTGACGCCGGGATGAATGATAGTGACCGTCTGAGATGCCCATGATGGTAATGCCATTTAGAACACCCCCTGAAGCCGGTACGGCGCAAGAACCTCTTTGTTGTCATCCGGCAGTGCGGTCGCCCTGCTGTTGTTTATCCATGCCGCGTTATATGTGATGGACACGCCGCCGGCGGTCTCGTTGGTCACGCCGTAGGAACTCACCAGAGAGTGAGTCACGCGGTGCGCCACCAGTTCCGCGATGCCGCCCATCAGTTCATCGGGAAGACCCGCCGTATAATTGACCGCAAGCACAAGCCGACGGTCGAGGATGTGAGGAACTTCGTACACCCTCAGGATGCCGTTGGTCTTGAAACTGAAATCGTAGGCAGTGCCGCCGAGCGTGACCGATTCGACCTCAGACAGATACTTCGTCGGAAGCTGAATCAGCAGGTCACATCCCGTGTGCTCCACGATTTCGTCCAGCATGTTGATTTCCACCGAGCATTCCGCGGACGGATACAGATGCCATCCGACATAATCACGGATACCGGCAGACGCCGCCTCGAGTTCCTTCGGGATTCTTGCGTCACCCGTAAACTTCCCTGCCGTGAGCTCCTCGAGCGTGTCCGGCGTAATGAGCGGCGGCATTCCATCGGATTCGATGTCATAGCCCCAAAGTGTTCTCACTTTGTGCTCACCGCCTTCCGCGCCTTGTTCGCGGCGGGTTTCACAGCTTTCTTCGGCGGTTCAACCGCCTTCTCCTTCTTCGGTTCCACAGGTACCGCCCCGGCAGGTGCTTCGCCTTCCTCAAACTGGAACTGCAGACCGTTGTACAGGTAATCCTTCAGCATTGGTTTTCACCGCCTTCCAAAAAGGGAGAGCCGTTAAGCCCTCCCCGTGTAATTGTTGAGTTCCGATCAGGAAGCCTTGGTCAGCTTCTTGAAGCCGGCAGGTCTGCGAACCGCAAGCGCCAGTCTTTCCTCGGCGCGGATGGTCATCAGGTTCTTGACGAAGTCATCCTCGTTGGTGTTGACTGCTTCCACGCTCACACCGCCGTTGGTAACAACGGAACCGCAGGTCTTGAACGCGCCGACAATGACGGTGCCGGAAGTGATCGCAGAAGATACGCATACCGGGATGCCCCAGATGTTCGGGATAGCCTGATCGCCGAAATATCCACCGCCGTAGTAGCGCTTATCTCCGTCTTTGCCGATTCTGAGGATGTACCAGTCAGCCGGGTTCATGGCGATGGCGTCAGCTGCAAAGCCGGTCTGCGCCTGAACGTCCATAGCCGCCTGAAGGATCGCGTCAGCGATATCCGTAGCGGTGCCGGTGGCGGCATAGGTGCCGGTCTGGATGCCGGAAGTTCCGAGCAGATCAGTCACAAGCTTATTCTGCTCGACAAGACCAAGCTCATACAGCAGTCTGCCGTTGATCGCGGATGCCAGGAACGCATAGTCATTGATGTACTCATCAGATTCTTTGATATGGCAAGCCACCTTTGCAAGGCTGACGGTCTTGACGGTCGGGTCTGCGAAGTGAACCTGAGGCTTCTTTGCGCCTTCAGCCGTAACAGCGGGAGCGCCCTGAATAGCACCCTCCACCAGATAGACCAGCGTAGAGCCGCTGATGGACTCAGCGCCGAAAAGGTCACGGACTACCAGCGGAGTGCGGGCGCCGGTGACAACGTTCCTGTCGTAGGTGGTGGCGTAATCAACAGCACCAGCCGGGGACAGCTGCGGATCGGTAGCGGCTTTGAACGCCGGAGCGACAATATCAAATCTCTTTTCGGGCGTTGCGGCCTTCAGAGTGTTTACAAAGTGTTCTCCGAGGTTGGCGGCTTTCTTCATCTCGTTCATGTCGTTGTTCTCCTCTTTGGTGCCGATCACGGTCAGCAGGGAGGCCTTCTTCTCAGCCTGTGCGACCTCGGCGGTCATGGTTTCAATTTCGGCGGCGAGCTTCTCGCCCTCAGCAATCGCGGCGGCGTCATCCGCTTCGATCTGCTCCTTCAGGGCGACCAGCTCGGCCTTTTTTGTCTCGAGTGTTTCTTTCAGAGTCATTGGTGACCTCCTCAGTTGATTTTGTTGATGATATCCAGCAGTCGCGCCTTCACCGGGTTGCTCTCCATCAGCTCCTCTGCCGGTACGGCATTGGCTTCCGGTTCGTCCTCCCCGTCTTCGGGTTCGTCTGCGCCTAAAACGCCCTGTAAGAGCGCGATGGCCTGTTTGATAGCGTCCTCATCGGACTTGCTGTTGCGTCTGCCGGACTTAACATCCGTCACGACCGCGTTCTGGTTCGCCGGGATCGGAACGATGCTGACCTCGTAGAGGTTGAGCTTCCGCAGCTCATTCGCCTTGGTTCCGTCTTCCAGCGTGACCTCTTCGGCATCGAGCACATCGTAAGCGAAGGAGAACTGATACACGCATCCGCTCTGGACGATTGCGCGCTTCTCCTGCGCCAGCGGGGTATCAAAAAAGCTCGCTGTCATCAGCGGGCCCTTTTCCGTGTCTTCGATGCTATCCACTTTTCCGATGATCTGATTGAGGTCGTGGTTCCAGCACAAGGGGAACGGGTGACCATTTTCTTCCCTTGCCTTGATGGTTTCCGTAAAGGCTCCGGGAGCAATTACATCACCGTAGCTGTCCGGGACGCGGTCGTAGGTGCTGAAGTACCCGCTGATTGTGCCGGTATCCTGCATGCCCTCCGACTTGACCTTGAATTCCTTGAATTTGTGTTCCATGGTTCTGCCTTTCTGGCGGGAGTAGTACCTTTCAATCCCGTCAATAGTCTGCTGTGGTCTGCCGTCACGCTTGGCGCGCTCCATGCAGACGTCATACCCCGGGTCGAGCTCCACGATATCCGCGCCGGCTTCTTCATAGAGCTTCATGTGCTCTTCCGACGGCGTGGTGTGAATTATCCAGGACTCGGCGTCCCTATACCTCAGTGCCGCCCTGATTGCGCCCTCTCTGGCATCAAATGCCGCCTGCTTCACGGCGCCCTCTGCCGCGTGGCTGTTCACCGCGCCCAGCGCCTGAGCAATGAGGTCGTAGTCAACCCGCAGGTCGCCCTCTTCGGCGTGTTCCTTAACATATGTCGATTTGCCCGCGCACGGCGGGCCGATAATGATGTGGATCATAACGCAATCAACTCCGAATCACAGTTGCAATTACAGCTTTCATCTGGGCTGAGCAGGTAATCACAAGGCCACCTGCCGCCGTTGGAAAATCTCGCATAGAGGTCTACCCGCTCGCCGTTCATTGCCGCGTGAGCTGACCTTGGGTTCGGCCCGGCTATCCATTCCTTCAAGAGCTTCAGGTGGAAGCCGTCCTTTTCGGCCTGCCTTCCCGCTTCAATCGTTGCCCAGTTGGACGCCGCTGTCGCAAGTGACCGCCCAAAGATAGCCGAATCGCTTGCGGCGCGCTTTGCAAATACCTCGGCGGGACTCTCAAGCGCCTTGAGCGCCTCAAGCAGCTTCTCAAGGGTGGCGTCGTTGATTGCCGATGCCCTGCCCTCGGTCATCTTCTTAAGGTAGGAGCGCGTCAGCTCCATGCCGTAGTTTGTGCCGAGGACATCCGCGGTCATCATGCCGTGTTTGTCAGCAATCGCCTCAATGAGTGGCTCAAGGTCTTCAGTGAGTTCCTGATTCCATCGTTCCTTGTCCCACCAGCTGACGGATTTCGCGCCGATTTTCGGCAGTACGGACTTGGCCTGCCGTTCAAAGAAGTCGTGCAGGCACTTCTCGATTGCCTTATCGTCCTCTTCGTCCGACCTGCCCTTGACGCGGTAGACCGGCTCCTTGCGCTCCTTCAGCTTCGCCGGCGAAATCATCTTGACCACCGGCTCGGCGCTGACCTGTCCCATGTGGGTATCCTGCGGGCTGGCCTGCCCGCCTGCCGTAACATTGAGCGGTACGATGAGCTCATCCCCGCCATCGATAGGCGGCAGGTTGTTGTCAGCACGGGCCTCGTTGCGGGTAAGCCACGGGCCGCCGACGGACGCCTGAAGGATAGAGGCGCGTTCCTCGAAGGAACCTTTGAGCTTCTCGGTCAGGTCGAATTCCACGTATGTTTCCGGGTCACCGCCCACAAGCGGAATCAGGAAAGCATTGATTCTCTGCTGAAGCATCTGAATCATCGGGCCGAGGCAGTCCGCGTAAAGAGCTCGGGCGTTATCCTTTGCCGACGCATAGGTCTGCGTGGACGTATGCCAGATGAGCCCTGGGTTGACGTGGTAGGCCGCCGCAACATCCTCGCGGGAAAGCTGCTTCGTTTCCGCGTACTGGGCTTCCTTGCTGTTGAACTGGTACGGCTTGATTTCCATGCCGTCTTCCAGCAAAGGCATCTTGCCCGCCTGACTGCCGCCGCGGCCCCATCCTTCACGGAATGCCGTGAGGAACGCCTTTTTCTGTTCTTCGTTCCACGGCTGTACATTCGCGGGTCTGGTCAGGTACGCATTGAACCGCCCGGAGCTTGTCCAGATGCTGGTTCTGAACTTGTCGGCCTCGATCTGTTCCTTCAGGGTCTGCCGCAGCGCCGAAATCGGTGACTGATACCCGCCCGGGTTGCCCGGCGCGTACATTCGGAATTGCACGAATTCGGCGCGCGGGATTTCCACGTATCCGCCGGAGCCCGCCGTAATCCGAATAGAGTCAGCGGCATAGTTTGTGGAGCACGTCGTGTCAACGATCCATTCGCGGGGAATGACCCTCAGCTGGTACCCGCTTTCGCTGTTCGCGTCCGGCAGGATCCAGAGGGTCGCCACGCCCATCAGGAGCAATTCCGTCGTTACGGCGTTCCACAGTTCATAAGCTGTCTGGTCGCCGTTCGGACGGTACAGCAATTTAGCAACAGTGCTTTCCCTGTCCCTCTGGCGGTCGTTCTCCCCGTCCCTGCGGTAGACCTTCAGGGGCAGTTGTGCCACCGAGTCCGACAGGAAAGAAACGACCGCGTGCAGGTTCGCCTGTGTTGCGTAAAGCTGGCGGGCGGTCAGCCCTTCCACGATTGGGTTCTGCTCCGGAACCAGGGTAACGTGGATTTCTGGACGCCGCCCAAAAAGATCACGCAGTCTTCTTGCCATTTGTTTTCCTCCGCTCACACAAACAGCAGGCTTGCGCCGTTCGCATAAGCACTCTCATAGACTTTTGTTTGTTCTCGTTGCACCCGCGTTGCCGCAGTAAACGCCATGATGCACGCAAAAAGCGGCGCGATGTCGTCCGGGCTCTTTACTCTGTCCGGCACGGCAGCTCCGCCGCCCATTTGTCTGATTTGCATAGTTTTTGCCGCCTGATCGATAAGCGGCTGTGGAAGATGGTATATCCGCACGCCGCCGCGGGCAGTCTCGCCCGGCACAGCGGGAACCGCCGCCGCCACGCCGTCCCAGAATTTGCCCCAGCCGGTCGGAAGGTCTGAGCCCTCAATGCTCATCCGCTCCACGCCGCTGATAGTACATATCTGTTCGGCAAGCCCGCAGACGGGTGCGCCGCGTCCCTGGAACGCCAGACGCATTTTCTGCTTCATGGCGCGGGCCCGGAACCAGTCAAGCGCCCATTCCGAACCATTCCTACGGGCAACAAGCTCGATATGCCAGTTGCCGTCCTCGCGAAGTCCGCAGACGCCGATGGACGTCCAGTTGCGGTCTGCCGACATATCGATGCCGAAATACAGGTCGGACTCCGGGGCGATGCCGGAATGCTCATCCACGCCCGCGTCCCACGCGCCGTCCGGGAAAGGCTCAGGAAGAAGATGCTCAACCCACTGGCACAAGCATTCCGTGCGGAATATCTGTTCTGGATCCGTGCGGGCGGCAGACAGCAGTGCGTTCTCTGTTAAAAATCCATAACCGAGTGACGGGTTCGCTTGTGCCCACGCTTTGCGGTCGTACAAGTCACAACCCGGCTCAGCTGACCATTCAAAAATACCAAGAGACTCATTGTTCACATCTTCGCCGCCGAGTGAGGCGCGCATCTTGCCGATGCCGTCTGGATCACCGACGAACTCATGAGCCTGGCTCCGGAGATGCCGCAGAACAATGCTTCTTGCGTCGCCGGCATTACTGAAACCGAACAAGATAGCTGACGGACGCGCCATCATGGTCTTACTGACAGCGCCCCACGCTTCCCATGTCTCCTGCTCTCGGAGCTCATCCATCATGATGAGGTCACTTGACAAACCTCTTGCTTTACGATTTGCCGCCAAAACCTTGTAGCGGTCGCCATTCTGCAGGAGCATTTCGCGCTTCCCGGTTCCCCTGTTCACCTTTAGGAGAAGCTCACTGAGTTCCGGGTCTTCCTCAACCATAGAGACTGTATCCTCGAATGTCTCGACCGCCGTATCAAGGTTTTGAGCTGTGCCCAATATCAAATGGGACTTTAAGCCAAACAGGAAGAACAGGTTAAGCAATGACTCAAAGTAGGTCTTCCCGTTTTGGCGCGAAACCAAGATAACCACGTATCGAAAGCGAAATCTCCACTGTTCGCCATCGACTATGTACTCAAGGGCATGGATTGCAAGCCATTCTTGCCACGGCAAAAGTTCAATGTTGAATTGCCGGCAGAAATCAATGAACGCATACCCGAGCGTATTGCCCCGGTTCAACTCGTGTAGCGGTGGAGTCCACACCCGCGGCTCTGTGTTTCCCTTTATCATCCGACCCGCTTACTTGCAAAAGCGTTCAGATCTTTCAGCACGCTGGACTGCTCGCGTTTTCCGGGGTTATCCTTGAGGATGTTGTACAACTGTCCCAAAGACTTGTTGTACGCGGACAGCAGCTTTTCATATGCCGTATAATGCGGATTGATTCTCGTGCCGCTCTGACCGCCGCCATTGTCATAGCCGACAACCAGCGGCTCATCCTGAAGCAGTTCGTGTGCTTCCCTCAGTTTCTCAGCCATAAAAGCGACAGATTCGGCGAGGGCATTAGTTTCGTCCTGCAATACATTTGCTGACACGCGCTTTGCCATTTACACCGCCTCCAATCTATCGCCTTTTCGTGAATTGCAAATAAAATGCGCGACCTGCATATTATCCCAGGTGTGAGTACCGCCTTTTGCCAGCGGGATTATATGGTCTTTGCTTGGATATGTTGGCCCGCAATGTCCGCTATAGGTGAGATCATTCCAGTCGCACATACCGCCGCAGATTGCGCACCTCAGCCCATCTCTCTCAACAAGTTTCTTAAGAGTGATTGACGGATCGTAAGCGCACCCGTACTTTTTTGCTCTATGGCGGTCGTTATCATTCACGCCGCGGCGCTTTTTCGACTCTCTTTCTATACGCCTTAGCTTTATCCGCTTGCACTCAATAGAACAGACGCCGCAATCACGCGCCATTTTTAGCCCGCATGATTCCACGTATTCTCTGACGGTGTATTCCTTTCCACATATTTCGCAAATACCAGAGCGATCGAGGTATGCTTCGTGTTGCTCGGCGTGAAAATCCCTTGGCGGATTGAGCAAACGGAACCATTCTTTTTCAAGCGCGCGAATTTCGGCTTCGTTTTTCTTCCTCTCGGCCTGCCGCTTCCTGGTCTCTGCCTTCCGGCATTCCGGACAAGTAGCATCATGCCGGTTTAAGAAGTCTATTGTCCGACGGAACGTTTCGCCACATCCAACACACCTGATAAGCACGGCGCTATTTTTGCTGGTGTACCCGCCGATATACTCAAAGCCGTCTTTCGACAAACGCGCCGCAAGGCGCTTTTCAGCCGAAGACGTTCGGTTGGCATTAGCCTTTTTGCCGCCACTGTATTTACGGCCCGGATCGACCACTTTGTACTTTTTAGCCGCCGTGCCGACGTCCCAAGTGGAGCATCCGAGCTTGCGAGCTATTTCTTCCTGCTCAAGCCCGAGCGCGTACAATTCAGCTGCTTTCTTTGCGGTATCAGTCCGGGCAAAGATATCATCCCCGTCACTTGACGCACCGCATGACACGCAGAGAAGGTGCTTTTGATGCCCTTTTAAAACTTCGGCGACGCCCCAGGTTAAAAATTCACAACCGCACGTCCGACATCTGACCTTGACTTTCCTGCCGTGATCGGAAGACCAGTCTCTCCCGATGAAGTCAAACTTTTTGTTCAGTCCGAGCGCGACAAACTTGTCCGCCCAGTTCTTTTCTGCTGTTATCCTGTTCATAGATACCGCCCTTCGTATCAAATGCCTTATAAAATGGCCCAGAAACGGCTAAGGCGTACCGCTTGTCGTGTTGCAATCACTATCTGAGCCATATGTTGTTAGGTGCACGGTGGCGTTGACCACCCCTTTTAATTTCGCGTTTTTTTTGAGATTACTGCGGGCCGGCGGAGTCTGGCCGGGGGCGTGCTACGAACTTTGAATGGCCCCCTGTACTTCATCGGCCACCACCACGCCGAAAATCACCATATTCTGCTCTGCATGCCGATGATATTCTCACCATTTGTTCCGTCGCCGCGGCTTCGATTGCATCTTTTGTGAGAAGCTTTGATGTTTCCGAGGTCGAGCTCGAGCGAAGGATCCTTTGCAACTGGAATAACGTGATCAGGTTCCCAAGCATCGGCACATGATGACGGCTGAAGGAAGTAGTTGATCGGCTGTCCGCAGATGTGGCACACTGCCCGCGCCTTGCGGTCTCTGTCCCAAGCTAAACGCCGGACATAAGGCCAGCGTCCTGACCTGCTCATGGTGATTAACCTCCGTGTCCGTTCCCGGGTGCCCCCGCCCCTCACGATCCGAAGGAGCCCCGGGCATAATAAAAGCGAGATGCGCAAGGTTGAAGCCAAGTGCTCTCGCATTGTTGTTGGTATTGTTTTGTTCCAGGTTCGCGCCCGGCCCCGCTCCGGAACTGAAGGGTATCCGCTCCCGGGTGGCATGGGGTGGGGTATGTAGTCCCGCCCGTATCAAGACCCCGTCCCCCTGTTTTTCTACGGGGTGCCGCCCAGCCCTCACCAAACGGCACCCATGCAGAAAGGAGGTATTATGAAGTAGGCAGTCTCACATGAGGAAGACTATGAACCACAAGCAAGGCGGCAGTGCGGGAGCTGGGGAGGCGCGGGAGCGGCCCGCATTTGTTCCCACCTTGCCACGCTATCATGGTAACACTTATTTTTTGTGCCGGTGTCTCAACTTAAATGAATTTCAGCTTCTCTGCTACAGTGTAAACAAAGAAGCTCTTCCACCTCCCATAAGTTGCCCGGCCCGCGTCGAATGGATACGGTTCGCGGTACATCACCGAGCGCCACACGCCCTCTCTGTATTCCGGCGGAATCATTGACTTGGCGGTGTCGATAGCTGAGATGATGCGTCCGATCCGTTCGAGCTTAACTGCTTTCTGGAATGTCGGATCAGATGTGCCGCCCTTCCCGCGTGGCATCCCGTCAGACGGGCCCGGGCTTTCTTCGGCAACCGCCGCGTACTCTTCGTTCAGCCGGCGGTAGTCTCGGATCTGCCAGAGAGTCTGGTGGTAGACAGCTGGCGGCAAGATGTACTTGTCCTTCCTTCTCTGGTAATCCGTAGGCATCGTGGTCACTCCTTCTTGGCTTCCTGCAGTCTCTCTATCCATCGCTGTCTCTTTTCGTACATGAGGTTCAAGTCAGGCTTGAGCCCGGCGACATCCGCGCTGTTCAAAAGGTCGCCGTATTCCTCGATTGCGTTCTTCCGTGCTTCATCGAATGCTACCGGCGTTGGGTTCTCTCCGCGAAGGATGCGAGCGCATTTTAGTAATCCATGTCCGAACTCAAAGCATTCCTCCGCTGATTGCTCCAGCGCCGCCGCCAATCCGATAATGTCGCATATCTCCTTGTTCGTCATGATACCTTCTCCCTTTCCGACGGGTTCCTGACCTCGTGCCCGTTCGCCCATCTGATACCAAGTTTCATGCCAAGGCGTTTCTCAATTCCCTGCCTGAGCTCCGTCCAGTTAATGCAATCGTCCTGAAGCAGCTCAGCCGCCTGGTTGAATGCAGCCTTGAACCTGTTCGCCCGGATCCTGCCGAACCCGAAGGTATCATGCAGGACCGCAAGCGTCATGATCAGGACGGTGTCCAGGCAGTTCTCCCGGACAGCTTTGCAGAAACGGTTTTCATCTGCCTTGCTGAGCGCCAGCGGGATAGAACCCGCGCCGCGCCGTTTGATTTCACGCTTCAGTCCTTCGACATCGTTGTCGTGTTCGTCGAGGTAGCGGAGACAGAACGCCATGCCCTCCATGCGCCATCGTTCTTCCTTAGTCATCGCGTAACCTCCTTAACTTAACAACTTGAGCACAAACATTACGATTGCGAATACGACCATCACGGGCCAGAGCAGAATGGACAGTATCGCAAGCGCAAGCACGGCGCCTTCCTCGATATTATCCTCGAGAGTCGCGAAGACTAAGGCAAACACGCATCCGATGGTGAAATAGATCACAAGGAAGATGAATGCTCTAATCATCGGCGCCCTCCTTGTAAACCGGCGGCAACTCCATCCATGCAAGCACCTTATCGCCCGGATGCCCGCTCCAGAAACCGCCATCCGCTCTGATATTGTAGTAGCGAGTTCCAACTGGCTCTACCCAACGGCCAACGTTTGTCACAATATACAAGCCGCTTTCTTCCGGCAATCTTTCACTGCACGGTATCCAGTGCGGCTCCGGTTCGATGGTCGGCGCGTCATACACATCATGCCGGAATGCTGAACGTTCCGCGAGGATAGCAGACCACCTAAGCCATTCCTCTCTCTTCTCTTTGTCGTTAGAAATCTTAACGGTGTAATCGATAGCCTGCGCCTCAAGGCAACACGCCTTCTCATAAAGTGCATCCGCATCAATTAGTCTCATCCTGTTCACCCCTCATATCGGATATCACCGTGTTTGACAATGCTGCGGATCATCCAATCATAACCGCAGAAACCTTTTGACTTCCTCTCAAGTTTTCTGGCTTCATCAGCTGACATTCGTGTGGTTGTAACACAGGCAGTCCATCCATCATCCCACCTGTGATAGAACGACTTGTTCCAATACTCTTTTGGCACATCACATTCTCTGCGTGTCCGCACAAACAGTTGTCCTTCCTGCGACCACTTGCCATTCCATGAGCCTTTATTCGGCATTGATAATTCAAACACTATCATCCAGTCTGCCCTCCATGTGTGCGCCGCAGTTCCAACAGTACGATACATTTACACTCTTTGCTTGCAGGTCACCCTTCCCACAGTTCGAACAAATATAAAGATAGTTCCCGTTGCGCGTATAGTCCTCGTTCTGCAAGGCACTGAGCAACCATTTGCCCGTCTCCCGCTTCGGTTCTACGGGCGGCAGGTTCTTAATTTTGTCTATGAATAACTCCATTACCTTTTTCACGGCATCGACGTTATTGTTAGTTACCAAAATAACTCCGGAGGTCATCTCCCTTATCGCCGCCGCTCTGCTGATACAATCGTTGCTGAGGACATTTGTGTCATCGCCTTGTAATGCTTCGTGTAATGCATAAATGATCTCGTTCGCATAATACAATATCAACCCTGTGTCGGCTTCTTGGAACGAATCATCATCTGTAATTCCATCGAAAACCAATTTGCAATCATGATATGCGGCTTCTAAGTTAAACTCATCGTTTCCAAATGTATATCTTCTCAAATCGCACGCGTGCGTTTTCGTGCGTTCTTCCGTGCATTTCTCTGGCTGTGCGGCTGGCAATGCTTTTAACGCATCTATCGCCCACTCGATGCCGATGTTTTGGCTCTCATAACGGTCAAACGGATCACTCCGCTTTGTGTTCTCAAGTGCCTTAATCGCCACCTCTCGGCTTATCAGATCGCTCATCCTTCCCGCCTTTCTGCAAATCCGCAGTAAAAATCATCGTCTGTGTCAATGTGCTCAATCTCGTCTCTCTCTCCGTATAGCGACCGCCACATATCATCGCTTTCGCAAAACCCAAATGATAATGGCACTCCAGCATAATTAGTCTGCCGTCTCCAGTGCTTGCACTCCCGGCAACGGATGATTTCTGTCTGTGCAGATGGTATGTCGAGGATTCCTTGAATGCACATCCCGCACCTCCTACCAACGACACCTATTGCCATCTCTCTGCTTATCGTATCGCCTCTGCCGGACATCTTATGCATACCTCCTCTCCGTCATGTATACACGCACTGCACGGCGTACTCAGGCGGCGGGTCTGCAATTCTTTTAACCACATGGCAAGCTGTTCATGCTCTTCCCCGCACCGCCC